GCAATTGATAATTTTGTTAACCACAGGTATAATGTTGTATTAAAAGGAAGACAGTTAGGTTTTTCTACTATTGCAGCTGGGTATATTGCATGGCTGCTAACTTTCTTTAGAAATAAAGAAATTTTACTTATGGCTATTAAACAAGAAACTGCAAAAAATTTGATTGATAAGGTAAGATTAATTTTAGATTCGTTTCCTGCTTGGTTAAAACCTGCTATGTTACAAGATAATAAATTATTAATTAAATTGGCAAATAATTCTCGAGTAAAGGCAATTAGCACTACGTCTGACGCAGGTCGTTCAGAGTCACTAAGTTTATTAGTAATTGATGAAGGGGCTTTTATTGATAAGGCTACTGAAATTTGGACAGCCATTCAACCTACATTAGCAACAGGTGGTGATTGTATTGTTATATCCTCTCCTAATGGTGTTGGAAATTGGTTTCACGGCACATGGGTAGATTCCTTAGAAGGATTAAATGATTTTTATCCTCAAGTTGTAAAATGGGAAGATCATCCAGATCGAGATAAACCTTGGGCAAAAAAAGAATTAAAAGCAATTGGAGTAAAAAGATTTGCTCAAGAACACGATTGCGATTTTCAGCATTCAGGAGATAATGTTATTAATCCTGAAGATTTGGAATGGTATCAGGCTGAAAAATTAATCAAAGAGCCAGTTGAAAAAACAGGCTTTGATAGAAATTTTTGGATTTGGGAATACCCTAATTATAATAAAAAATATATAGTTACCGCAGATGTGGCCCGAGGCGATGGTAATGACTATAGTGCTTTTCATGTTATAGATGCTGAGCGTTATGAACAAGCTGCGGAATATAAAGGGAAAATGGCACCAGATCAGTTTGGTCATTTTCTTGTTGAGGTTGCAACTAAATACAATAATGCAATATTAGTAATAGAAAATAATTCAGTAGGCTATGCTTGTATACAGAAGGTTATTGATAGACAATACCTTAATTTATATTGGAGCGAAAAAACACATTCCTATGTTGATCCAATGACTGTTGAATCTAAATATAAAAGAGCATCACAGGTCCCCGGGTTTTCTACAACATCCAGAACAAGGCCTTTGATTATAAGTAAACTAGAAGAAGATGTTCGACAAAAAGAATTTGTTTTACATAGTTCTCGGTTTGTTTCTGAAGCAATGACATTTATTTGGAAAAATGGTAAAGCACAAGCAATTGATAACTGTAATGATGATTTAATAATGAGTTTGGCAATTGGTTTGTATGTAAGAGCAACTACATTACGATTAAATGATATAGACGACGCCGCTCATAAAAATATGTTAGGCAATTTTTCTTTTTCTAGCAATAATTTTCCTACATCTCCAATTATGACCAGTAAAGGTCAACAAGAGGATCCATACAAGTGGAGTGAGGGTGGACAAGGAGAAGAAGATATAAGTTGGTTATTGGATAAGAAAAAATAATGGCACGAAGAAATTTTTACGCAAAATTAAGACGATTAGTTAGAGGCCCGGTTGGGATTTCTAAATTTCCTCTCGAGGCGCCACGTTCAATGCGCCAACAAAAAGCTTGGGATAGGTTTGCAAAAAATTCATATAATATTTATCAATCGTCTTTAGCGGGTTCTGGTGAAAGATATCAACGATATCGTGATTATGAATTAATGGAATATACGCCGGAGTTGGCATCTGCACTCGATATTTATGCGGATGATACAACAACATATAATGAAGAAGGTGACATTTTAAAAATTGATTCAAATAATGAATCAATTAAAGCTATTTTAAACGACCTTTATTTTGATCGTTTAAATATCGAATATAATATATGGAATTGGTGCCGGAATCTTTGTAAATATGGCGATATGTTTTTATTGTTAGAGGTAGTAGATAAAGAAGGCGTTGTTAATACCATGCCACTACCCACGGTAGAAATTGAACGTGAGGAAGCCTATGACGGAGATCCTAACTCAGTAAGGTTTAAATGGACTTATCAAAGTGGTGCAATTTTTGAAAATTGGCAAATAGCACACTTTAGATTACTTGGTGATGATATATTTCTTCCATATGGAAAAAGTATTCTTGAACCAGCACGACGAATTTGGAAACAATTAAATCTTATTGAAGATGCAATGCTTGTTTATCGCATTACGCGTTCTCCTGAACGTAGAGTGTTTTATATTGATGTGGGCAACATTCCGCCGCAAGAAGTTCAACAATTTATTTTACAGGTTAAAAACGATCTTAAAAAGCAACCATTAATTGATCAGAGCGGTAATATTGATTTAAGATATAACCCAATGGCTGTAGATGAAGATTATTTTATTCCTGTTAGAGGAGCCGTGGGCTCAAAAATTGATACACTGCCGGGCGCCCAAAATTTAGGCGATATTGATGATGTAAGGTATATTCAAAATAAATTATTCGCAGCAATTAAAGTCCCAAGAGCTTACCTGTCTTATGAATCAGACGTGGCTTCTAAATCATTATTATCGCAAGAAGATATTAGATTTGCAAGAACAGTTCAGCGTATTCAAAAGATTCTTATATCTGAATTAACTAAAATTGGGATTATTCATTTATTTGCATTAGGTTTTGAAGAAGAGGATTTAGTTGATTTTGAATTAAAAATGACTAATCCAAGTACTATCACCGAAATGCAAAAACTTGAATTAGTTGGAATGAAATTTGATATAGGAACAAAAGCAATTGCTAGCCAATTGATTGGACAGGATTACGCAAGAGCGCATATATTGGGATTAACGGAAGAACAAATATATGCTCAAAAAGATGCTCTTAAGCAAGATGCACGCAGGCAAGCAGAAGCTGAAGAAATTATGTTAGCGCCACAAATGGAAATGCAACTTCGAATGGGACAGGCTCAGATGGATATGCAGATGGGTGCGCAAGAAGATATGATGGCACAACAAATGGCTGCTCAAGAAGAAATGGCAGCACAGCAAGGACAAGAAATGACTCCACCTGATGTTGCACCTCCCGGAGGAGGAGGGGGAGGGGCACCGCAGGGTAATGGTTCTATAAATGCATCAGAGGATATAGTCAAAGCAGGAGATGATTTTGAACGTGATCGCTTCGGATCACAAAAAACTTTTAATATGCACGACCCAGACAATCCATTAAGTTATACAGCACCTTTTGATAATGATACAAAAGATGTTGAAGACACTCTTATGCCACATAGAAAGAAAAGAGATTATAAAAAGAAAAAGTCATATGATCGCTTGGGAACTCCAATGTTAAGCGCATCTAAATTAAATATTTCTGATGTTGTGCATTCTCAATTAAAAAAGGATAAAATTTTAAAACAATTAAACGAAGCAATTAGTAAGAAAAAAGAGGATCCTAACGAAGATACGTAGATATTTATAATAACATGAAACATAACAAAAAATATAACATCGGAGTAATATTTGAACTCTTAACAAAACAAGTGGCCACAGGCGTTATTAACGAGCGGCCGGAAATTTCTGAAAAAGCTTCATCTTTAATAAATAAATATTTTTCTATAGACGGCTTGCTTCACGAAGAGTTATTGCTGTTTAATATATTACTTTATAATCAAGCCGATTCTCACAGAGTGGCCAGTAAGCTATTAGAAGGAACTTTAATGTCAGCACAGATCATGGAAGAATCAGAGCTTATAAAAGTTAAAGAAACATTAATAAAAGAAATATCAGAAGTTTTTGATGAACAAACTTTTTTTAAAACAAAAATTCCAAATTATAAAGTTTATGCCTCAATACAACAATTGTTAGATCTCTCAAGAAAAAAACAAAATTCTAGAAAGATTACAGAAAAAATTATATTAGAAGAAACAGTAATTGATCATTTGTTAAATAATACGGAAGTTCAGCGCGCTAAAGAACAATATGAAAAAAATAATAAACAATCAGTAGATGGTTTTACTATGAAATTAGTATTAGAAAAGTTTAATCAAAGGTATGACGGACAATTTAACCCCGAACAAAAAGTTTTACTAAGAAGTTTTATTAATAATGATCTTAAAAATTTTGAAATATCAGCAGGAAAAGAAATTCATAGAGTCGATGATGTTTTAGAAAAAGCAATTGTAGAATGTCAAGATTCTCTTTTAAGAATTAAGCTACAAGATGCTAAAAAGATTTTAAATGAAATTAAAATATTAGAACCTTCTGAGGAAGTATTAACACGATTGTTAACATATTTAGATTTGGCTGAGGATTTACAAGGAGAAGTAATTAATGCCGGCCAAGTCTAAGTCGCAGCAAAGGTTTATGGGCATGATTCACGCAGCGCATGAAGGAGAAAAGCCAGCCAGCAAAGAGGTAGCAAAGGCAGCTAAAGGAATAGATAAAGAAGACGCAAAAGATTTTGCAGAAACAAAACATAAGGGATTGCCAGAAAAAGTGAAAAAAAATGAAGATATAGCAACCGCTTTAAAAGATGCTATTCGTGAAGCAATTAAAAAAGAAATGTCTGCCGTGGGCGGAGTAGCTGGATTTAATGCACCAAGTGGCACAAAAAAGGCTTATCATGGAGATCATGTTATAAGGAGAAAAGGGGTGTATAAATCTGATGTAGAAGAAGGCGAAAAAAAGAGACCTAGAAAAAAAGGTAAAGAAATGATAGGTAAAGGTCCGCAGGGTGATAAACATTTTAGTAAAATTGAATCTATAAAAATTACAAATAAAAAAACATTAAATGAATTTATCTCCGATATAATCGCATCTGATTTATTACATTCAGATATGACTCCGGAGTGCATGGACGGCGTAGGTAAGCTACAACAAAAATTAAGTAATATGCAAGTTGATATTAATACTAGCTTCCAACATGCACAAGACTTTTTAAAATCTGGTATTAAAACTCATAGAGAAATAGAATTTAAAAGAATGGCAGTTGAAGCAAAAAGATTGTCTAATTTGGTTACTCAATATAAAAATGTAGCAGACCAATTAGCAAATATGGCAGGTGATATAAATAATCGAGCAGGTACAAAAGAATTAGTCATTAAAATGCAACAACAGCAATTGGGTATGCCAGAAGATGGAGGCGAAGAAGAAAATGGCTAAACTTTTACAAGAATTTCAAATATTTGAGTATGCTGAGGCTGCCGAAAAATACCAACACGATGACAAAACAATGCTTTCCGGCACCTTACAAAGAGCCAATGCAGAAAATCAAAATAATCGTATTTATCCTCGTCCTATATTAGAACGTGAAGTAGATAAATATCATGAAATGATTGGTGAAAATAGAGCTTTAGGCGAATTAGATCATCCAGATAATGCTGTTGTTAATTTAGCTAATGCTTCTCATTTAATAAAAGATGTCTGGTGGGAAGGCGATGATTTAAAGGGCGTTGTAGAAATTTTAGATACCCCCGCAGGCTCTATTTTAAAAAGTTTAATTGAAAGCGGAGTAAAGCTTGGAATTAGTTCAAGAGGCTTAGGCAGTACACAAAAAAATTCTAATGGAAAAGATATTGTTCAAGATGATTTTCAACTTGTAACATTTGATTTTGTTTCTAATCCCAGTACTCAAAATGCATTTATGATGTCAGAGTCAGTTGAATTAAATGAGGAAGAAGAACGAGTTTTTAGAATAAAACATTCGTTAGATATGATTTTAAAATCTTAACGCAGTGGTATACGTTAAGAACAAAATAGCAACTTTAAATTCTAAGTCGACATTATACCACATTTTTTCGATCAGATTTAAAGTTGCTATCTTTTTTTAGGAGAAGTTATGAAAATAGGTAAATCACAATTACGACAAATTTTAATTGAAGAGCTTGGCGATATTA